AGGCGACCTAGGATGGCGCTACCCACAGTCACAGTCTGCTTCAGAAGCAAGCAAGATTTGGGCTGGAGAAATCGGTGAGTACGAAGGCGCGTTCTTCGTAGAGTCATCACGTTTGTTCAATGCTAAGTCAGGTGCAGACCAGACAGCATTGACAACAACAGCAGTAACAGTTGCAGGAACATCAGCAGGATTTACATTCGGCGTTGCTTCATCATCTGTTATTGCATCTCGCGCTGAAGTTGGCGATAAGATTGCAGGAACTGGTATTGCATCTGGTGCTAAGATTACAGCACTTGCAACATCAGGTTCAACAACAACAATCACTGTAGATACTGCTAATACAGCAGCAGTTACAGCAACAACAACAGTTACAGTTACACCAGTAACACGTGTCTTTGACACAATTGCTTGCGGTTCACAGGCAATGGCAGAAGCCGTAGCAGAAGAGCCACATGTAGTTATTGGTAACGTAACTGATAAGTTGATGCGTTTCCGCCCAATGGGTTGGTACGGCGTACTTGGCTTTGCAGTTTACCGCGATGAGGCTCTATACCGAATCACATCAGGTTCATCAATCGCTGCTCTCTAGTAGTTAATTGACTGTAAGGCTGGAGCAATCCAGCCTTATGGTGAGTCCACTAAAGGAGGATGAATGTCTAACTGGTCATTTAAAACACCAACAGTTGAAGAAGGTCCTGCAGGTATGCATAGACTGTTTGAGTTTTACAAGTTAGACCGTGGTATATCTATTGTATTAAATACTAATGGACAGTACCAACAGATTCGTTATCCACTTGATTCTGATTTATTTGAGTATCCAGTTGTCTATCGTGGTGGCTATGCCCACACAGTAGATGATGCTACTAAAGCAGCACTTATTGCTGGTGGCGTAGGAGTAACGGAAGCAAACTTTACAGAACTATGAGCCTACATCAGATACAAACACATCCTGAATATGTAGAAGGTTGTTTTGGGTGCAAAGTTATGACCCTTGAACTAGGTACAGGTGATGCCGACTCTCGTCGTCAAAGGCCACAAAAAGCATTTAACCAAGAACTAAATGCTTACAGTGAGGCTAGAGCACGAGGTATACAACCTGGCGGTACATCAATGCAAAAGATTCGTGAAGCCGAAAAGGCTTCCGAAGTATTAGGTAGACCATACAACTCAAACACCATGCCTGATGCAAATAAAGTAAACAAATCAACCGTAGCAGTAATGAAAGAGATAGGACAAATATAATGCCAATGGTCGGAAATCAAGAGTTCCCATACACACCAGCAGGTAAGATGGCAGCAAAGAAGGCTGCTAAGAAGATGGCTATGAAAAAGACTACAAAGAAGATGGCTATGAAAAAGATGGGCAAGAAGAAGTAAATGCCAAAGACTCCTAAGCCAACAAGTACACCTAAAAGCAAAACACCAGCAGAAGTCAGAGATATTCAAACACGTATTAAGCCACGCAAACTTACAAAGTTTGAAGAATTACTAATTAAATATAAAGGTGATATTACAAAGATTCCTGGCTGGCAGGGCGGAAGAGGAACAGAGTAAAAATGGCAGACCCTAGACTAAAGCGAGCAGGAGTGTCAGGTTTTAACAAGCCTAAGCGCACACCAAACCACCCAAAAAAGTCACATGTTGTTGTGGCCAAAGAAGGTACTAAGGTTAAAACTATTCGCTTTGGTCAGCAGGGTGTAACTGGTGATAGACAGCCTACAAAGCGTCAAGCATCATTCAAAGCACGTCATGCGAAGAACATTGCCAAAGGCAAAATGTCTGCGGCTTACTGGGCGGATAAGGTAAAGTGGTGAAGAAGAAAGCATTTTGGGATAAAAAGAATCCAAAGAAAAAATCAACTCCTTTAACACCAGCCCAAAAAGCAAGGGCTAAAGCAATGGCCAAAAAGGCTGGACGACCATATCCAAACCTTGTAGATAATGCAGCAGCAAAACGAAAGGGTAAGTAATGGCAACAGGAGTAGCAGGTAGCACATTTGCTGACGAATTAAATCGTCTTGCAAACGGTGGTACATATCCAACACCAGATGCATATCAATCTGAGCAAGGTGCAGCAAACAACTATGCTAATACTAGTGGTTTGGGTATTGTTGCTGCATTAAACATTAAGGCTGATGCAAATCGTCAGCCTAACAATTACAAGATGATGAACGCTATCTGCAATGAATTAGCAGGAACTACTGGACTATCAGCCGTTGTTGCATTAAGGAGCATAGACCTATGACAATAACACTAACGCAGATGATTGATGAAGTACTTATTAATCTGTCTGGTTATACATACCAGCAGGACCGTTCTACCTATCTTAGAACTGCTGTTAGCACACTAACATCACCAAGTACTGCACCTACAATCTTGTCTCTTGGAGATACTAGCAATGTGGGTAAAGGTATACTTGAGATTGATGAAGAGTTAATGTGGGTTGATTCATTTGACCGTGTTGGTAATACAGCAACAGTCGCCCCTTATGGGCGAGGTTATCTTGGAACAGATGCTGCTACCCATGCTGCGGATGCAAAGGTTACTATCTCACCTATTTTCCCGCGCTATGTTATTAAGAAGGCTATCAACGATACCATCGAAGCAGTTGGTTCTTCTATCTATGCAGTTAAGCAGACATCATTTACTTATAATGCAGCCGTAACAACCTATGAGTTCCAAGATTTAAATATAGAAAACATCCTTACAATGTCATGGCAAGATATTGGGCCAACTAAGGAATGGATTAGAGTTCGTAGATGGACCTTTGACCCATTTGCCGATACTGCAACATGGGGTGGTGGTTCACAGACTGTAACTATTCATGATGTTATTATTCCTGGTAGAACTGTTAAGGCTATGTATGCTACACATCCAGTTGCTTTTACAAGTAACTCACAAGATTTTTCTACACAGACTGGATTATCAGATACAGTTAAAGATGTAATTATTTTAGGCGCAGTTTACAGACTGTTGTCTTATCTTGACCCAGCCCGTGCTGCTCAGTACAGCCCACAGGCTGATGAGATTGATTCTAAGCGTCCGTTCGGTGCATCTAATACAGCAGTGCGTCAAATTTTTGGACTATATCAACAGCGTCTTAATGAAGAAAAGCAAAAGCAATTAACTCAGTACCCAACACGAGTTCACTACAGCCGATAGGAATATAAATGACAACTAGAAATTACTCCTCACGCTCTCAGCAAACTACGCTGACAAGCGCGGTTACTGCTGGTGCAACAACGATTGTTGTTCAGTCTGGACCTGCACTTCTTGGTGGTGCAACAATTGCTGGTGGCACAACCTTTACATTGGTTGTTGACCCAGATACAGCCATTGAAGAAATTGTAGATGCTACGGCAGTATCAACTAATACTTTTACTATTACTCGTGCTATAGATGGTTCGTCTGCACAGGCTCACTCTGCTGGTGCAGTAGTTCGCCATATGGCTATTGGTCGTGACTACCGTGAGGCTAACGTTCACATTGAGTCTACAACAGGCGTACACGGGGTTACAGGGGCTGTAGTAGGTACTACAGATACCCAGACCCTAACCAATAAGACTCTTACCGCCCCTACTATTACTAATCCTAGTATCTCAGGTGCTGGTGTGGATGCAAGCATTGTCTTTGAAGGTGCAACAGCAGATGCCTATGAGACTACCCTGACAGTAGTTGACCCTACACAGGACAATACAATCACAATGCCTAATACAACAGGCACAGTGGTTATTGCTACTGCAGTACAGACTCTAACAAACAAGACTTTAACTAGCCCAACTATCTCAGGTTCACCAGTTATTACTGGTCTATCATCAGCAGGAATGTCTGCTTCATCTGCTACTCCTAAGGATTATGTAGATAGTATTTTAGGTTCTGCTACTTCTGCAGCAACCTCAGCAGCATCGGCTGCTACTAGCGCAACATCTGCTGCTACTTCTGCTGGTAGTTCTGAAACATCAGCAATAGCATCTGCTTCTTCTGCTACAGCATCAGCAAGTTCAGCAACAGCAGCAGCAACTTCTGCAACATCTGCAGCAGCCTCTGCCACAGCAGCGGCAACTAGTGCGACTAGTGCAGCAGCCAGTGCTACAACTGCTGCTAACTCAGTAGCAACAATTGCAGGATACGCAACTAGTGCTGCTAACTCAGCAACTGCTGCAGCAACCAACGCTACAAGCGCGGCTGCATCTGCAACCGCTTCTGCTAACAGTGCGACAGCATCTGCATCATCAGCAACAGCCGCTGCTACAAGTGCTACAAGTGCCGCATCATCTGCTAGTGCGGCAGCAACTAGTGCTTCATCTGCTGCTACATCAGCGACAAGTGCAGCGACAAGTGCAACTTCTGCAGCAGCAAGTGCTGCTAGTGCAGCAGCAGCCGTGGCTGCATCATTTGATGCTAAAGGCGATTTACTAGTAGGTACAGGCGCAAGCGCCTTTGACCAACTAACAGTTGCAGCAACCAACGGTTATGTTCTTAGTGTTAACTCAGCAACAGCAACAGGACTTGAATGGACCGCTGCTAACCCTGGAGACATTACAGGCGTAACTGCTGGTACAGGATTAACTGGCGGAGGAACATCAGGTGCAGTTACTGTATCTCTTGACACCTCTAGCGTATATGTAGTTCCTACTCAAACAGGACAGACTGGTAAGTATCTTACAACTGATGGCTCTGCAGCATCTTGGGCAACAGTAGATAGCCTTCCATCACAGACAGGTAATGCTGGTGAGTTCCTTACAACAGATGGAACCAACGCAAGTTGGGCAGTAGTTGCTGGTTCTCTTGCACAACCTACTGAACCATCATCTCCTACCGATGGACAGATTTGGGTAGACACAGATGGCACAGCACTTATCAACCAGTTGCTACGCTGGTCTAAGGCTCCTGCTAATGGAACTACAACTTTATCTGGCAATGATGATAACTCAGTACCTTTGACATATAGCGTAGGTTATGAGCAGGTATTCCAGAACGGTGCATTACTTGCACGCGGTTCTGACTACACAGCAACTAACGGTACTAGCATCTCATTGACTAACGCCTCTGTAACTGGAGATATCTTTGAAGTCTTTGCTGCACAACCTGTAGCAATCTCTGATGTGTACACACAGACTCAGGCTAACTCAGCATTTATTAGCAAGTCTTTGACTACTACTACTGGTGACATTATCTATGCATCAGGTGCTAATACACCTGCTCGTTTAGGTATTGGTTCATCTGGTCAGGTATTGTCTGTATCTGGTGGGGTTCCTGCGTGGACTACTCCAGCAGGAGGTGGTGGTAAAGTTTTACAGGTTGTGCAAACTGTTTACAATACACCCGCAACAATAGCCTCAACTTCTTACACCGATACAGGTTTAAGTTTATCAATTACGCCCACTTCTGCAACATCTAAAATATTAGTTTTAGTAAATCAAAGTGCTCAATTTTATAGAAATGCACAGGACCAAGGTTATGGTTTAAGAATCAGTAGAGGTGGCTCTGCACTTATTACAAGTGGTATTGCTAGCGCGGCTTACATAAATATTACTGGTGGTGTTGGAGTAGAAAGCAATACAATTACTTCTCTTAATTATTTAGATAGCCCAGCAACAACTTCGGCTATTACCTATAAAACACAAGCAGCCGTTTATACTACGGCTAACGGTGGAGCAGTAGGTGTGCAAGCAGGAACAACCAACTCAGTAATTACTTTAATGGAAATAGGTGCATAATGGCTACTATTCAAAATGTATTAAGTATGTTAATTCCTAATGGAGGGTATGTTGCTCGTGGAGATTTATACGAAGGTATTGAATTTTTAGAGTGCGAACCTATTACTAAGGAACAATTTGAAGCAGGGTTTGCACAGTATGATGCTTGGAAAGCAGAACAAGATGCTACCAAGGCTGCAGCAAGGCAAGCACTCCTAGATAAACTAGGCATTACACAAGAAGAAGCACAACTACTCCTAGGAGGAAACTAACTTGGCGACCATCAGTAATACACCAAGACCAGGCTATGTTTGGGATGCTACAGATAATGTCTGGTATCCAATCGGAGTAGGTGCTCATCAGCATACTAATGCTGCCGATACTCCAGCGGTTATTCCTAATGCGCTAGTAGATGCTAAGGGAGATTTGCTGACTGCTACTGCGGACAACACTCCAGCACGCCTTGCAGTAGGCGCAAACGACACAGTACTTACCGCAGATTCAACCACTGCTACAGGATTAAAGTGGGCTACCCCATCAAGCGGTTTTCCAGCGTGGACCTCATTCACGCCAACAGTATCAGCAGCATCTGGCACAATTACAAGTTACACCGTTTCGGCTCGTTACTCATTAAGTGGCAAAGTGTGCGTGGCAACTTATCAAATCGACTTGACTAATGTTGGAACTGCATCAGGAACAATGATTGTAACTGCACCTTTTGCAGCACGAACTTTAACTCCATCAACAGCCTTTGTTGGTGCTGCTACCGAAAATAACAATACTGGAAAAGGTGGTTACGCAAATCTCTATTCAGGACAAAGCAACATTTTAACACGAGATAGCGATTTTGTAACGTGGTTTAGCAACTCAAATCGGGTTGCACTTTCAATTGTTTACGAGGTGGCATAATGGCATTATTTGAATCAGGTTTTGGTAATGATAATGAAGTATCTGATGAAGTTTTTCTAAATCGTTTGCGCCATTGGCGAAATAAAGAATTAACTCGTACTGACTGGACACAGATTGAAGATGCACCTGTTGATAAAGCAGCGTGGGCTACATATCGCCAGGCATTGCGTGATTTACCAGCAAGTAATGTAGACCCAAGACAGATTGAATTACCAGCACAACCAGGGAGTAACTAATGACCAGAGCCTATAACACAGCCACTACTCAGCAAAACTCTGGTGGTGCGGTAGCAGGTGTAACTGCTGGTAAGAACGCTGTTCTTAATTCTGCTTTTAATGTATGGCAACGTGGTACATCAGTATCGGGTGGTGCAGGTGGTGCATATACTGCTGACCGTTGGTTTTTATATGCGGGAAGTAATGGAGCGGTAAGCCGTCAAGCAACTGGAGATACAACTAATCTTCCAAACATTCAATACTGTGGAAGAATGGGAAGACCCGTTAGCACAACAGACACAACTGCTCTATATCTTACTCAGTCTTTTGAGACTTTGAATTCAATACAGTATGCAGGCAAAACAGTTACTTTATCTTTTTATGCTCGCAGAGGTGCTAATTATTCATCTGCTTCATCTATTTTAACAGCCAATGTATTTACTGGTACTGGTACAGACCAAAACGTAAGAAGCGCTGGTTATACTGGTTTGGCTACACCTCTTAATACTGGTGTTACTTTAACAACAACTTGGCAACGTTTTACAGTAAGCGGAAACATTGCTTCAAATGTTACAGAAATATCAATAGATTTTAATTATGTTCCCGTAGGTACAGCAGGAGCAGCAGATTACTTTGAAGTAACTGGAGTGCAATTAGAGGTTGGTTCAGTAGCCACACCTTATGCACCTTACAGTTCTACTTATCAGGGTGAACTTGCAGCGTGCCAGCGTTATTATTGGAGAACAGTTGCTGATAGTGCTGGTGACTTTATTGCAGCGGGAAGTGCAAACTCAACAACTGAAATCGCAGCAATTGTACATTTTCCTCAAACAATGCGTGTAGCAGCAACATCAATGGACATTAGTGGTGTTGGCTGGGTTGTTCCTTCTGTTGCAGACTACTCGTTTTCGGGTGCTAACCTTACATCTGTTACTTCAAACGCAACACGTGTAAACTTAACTGGTGGTAGTGGGTTAACTGCTCATCGTCCAGGCTTTTTACGTTTTGATAATTCAGGTAATTACATCGGATTTAGTGCGGAGTTATAAAAATGAATAATGTTACTTTTACAGAATACGAAGGCAACGAGTTTGCAACGATTGACAAAGGCAACGGGGAATTTACTGTTATGTTAAAGTCAGTGTATGAGGCGCAACAGGTGGAACATTTGACGGAGATTCCTACCGTCTAACAGTAAAGAAAAGGGGACACAATGGCTAAAGTAAATAAAGGAACACTAGCAATAGGCTGGTGTGACAACGGTAACACTGATGGTAAGTTTACAGAAGGTGTCGTTAGCGTAGCACTACAGTGCTCCAACAACGGCATCGAACTTACACACAGTATGCGAGTGCAGGGCAATCAGATTGGCAGACAACGCCAAGTTCTGTTTGACTATTGGGCTGACCAGATTAAAACTGATTGGCTTCTATGGATTGACTCAGACATTGTAGTTAACATGGAAGTAGTTGCTAAACTCTGGGATACTGCAGATAAGATTGGCAAGCCAGTAGTTAGTGGTACTTACTTTATCTCCAAGGAAAATGAAGGCACATTGGCTAAGCCATACCCTGCATTGTTTTATGATGTAGATGAGCACACTATTCAGCATGTACACCCACTACCACATAACGAAGTTATTAAAGTAGATAGTGCGGGCTTTGGTTTTGTCCTTATGCATAAGTCAATTATCCCTAAAATGCGTGAGAAGTTTCCTAACCAGTCTATGTTTGCCGAGCAAGAAAATGTTGGCGATAAGTATGTAGGTGAGGACATTGTGTTCTTCCGCAAGATGCAGCAGGCAGGCATAGAACTACATGCACACACTGGTGCTTTAGTTCAGCACATTAAAAGATTTTCACTAGACATGGATTATTACGCCATGTACTGGAGTATGCAACACATTAAAGAACAAATGAAAAACAAACAAGACTAAGGAGTTTACGTGGCTGGTCGTGATATTACCGAAGGTCGTGCAACGCGGGCTATTGCCGTTGACGTTGGCGTGGTTGCAACCTCTGCTATCTGGCAGAATACAGATGTAGCCTATGACACAGCCATCGGAGGCATGCCGTTTATCTATGCTATTAGTGATGCACGTCCATACATTCGACAAACAGCACCATTCCGCAAGGAACAGTTTGATAACCAGACTGAACCAGGAGAACAATCACTTACTGGTTGGTGGATTCGTAGCCAACAGTCTTTTCATGGTGGAGACGGCATAACCTTTTACGAACCAGCACAGACTGCTGCTAACTCTCCAGCACACTTTCGCTATGCAGATAGCAAGGGCGTAAATGTTTGGGAGCAAGGGCAAGTAACTCTACTTAATAATGTAGACGAAGGTCATAACATTACAGGACAAATTAAAAGTAATGGTAGACCTGACCAACAGATTCGTTCTATTAAATGGGGTTCTACTTCTGGCACATTACTTATGGACGAATATGACGTTGATAAGATTGCATCAGATGGTACGGTAACTCACTTTATTGACTATAACTCAGGCACAGATTCTAAAGTATTTGCTATTTGTGATGACGGAGTAAATGCATACTGGATTACTAATACAGCAACTAAGAAGACTATCTATAAGAAGCCTTTGACTGGCACTTCTGCATCAACTGCAGATGTTACTTTAATGTTTGATGAAATTGGTGTAGTTGCTAATGGTGTAATGGAGTATGTAAAAGAACGTATTGTTATGTGTGCTGACAACAAAGTATATGAGTTTGCACCTAACGCAACGGCTATGCCTACTGCTGTGTATACCCATCCATCTACTACCCATGTATACACATCTGTTGCTGCTTCTGGTCCTGCTATCTATGTTGCAGGGTATAACAATATTCAATCAAGTATTGTCAAGTTTACTTTATCCACTGCTGGTGTAATGCCAACGCTTACATCTGCAATTACTGCAGCAGAGTTTCCAGTTGGTGAGATAGTACATAAGATTCACTATTATCTAGGTTACATGATAATTGGAACCAATAAAGGTATTCGTGTTGCCACCGTCTCTGACCAAGATGGTTCACTATCTTATGGTCCACTTATTGTGGAAACTACTCAACCATGCTATGACTTTGCTAGTCGTGACCATTATGTATGGTGCGCTACTGGTGTGGCTGATGAACCAGGTGTTATTCGTATTGACTTAAGCCTTGAAATTGAACCATTGCGTTTTGCATACGCAAACGATTTATATTTTAGTGGAGTAACTGGACATCAAACTACTGGCTGTGCATTTGCTAATGGCACAGACCAACTAATGTTTTGTACCACAGCCACAAGTTCTACAGTTGGCTATGTGTACTATGAAGATGAATCAGAGTTAATGCCAAGTGGTTATCTAACCACAGGTTACATTAGATACAACACTCTTGAGCCTAAAAACTTTAAGCGTCTTGTAGCACGTGGAGATTTTCAGTATGGTTCAATGACACTAGAAACAGTTACGGCAAACGGCACAGAATATGATGTCGTAGCATACGACGCATCTGTTCCGCCAGTTGAAGTAACTACATCTAATCCACAGGAAGCACAAGAGTTTTTAGCATACAAGTTTATTTTGTATCGTGATGGAACTACTGCTTCAAAAGGCCCTATCATGAAGGGCTATCAGGCAAAGGCAACTATTGCTACCCCTCGCCAGCGAGTAATGAAATTTCCCGTTTACTGTTATGACGTGGAGACAGACAGATACAATGTACAACTTGGATATGATGGTCGTGCCTTCGATAGGATTCAAACATTAGAATCTATTGAAGAAAATGGTGACGTTATCACATGGCAAGACCTGACTACAGGTGAATCACGGCAGGCTGTCATTGAACAAATCTCATTTACCCGACTGACACCACCAGACCGTGGCTTTAATGGTTATGGTGGCATCATTGATATCACGATTAGGACTGTGTAATGTCTGCTGCCCAATGGCTAGGTCTAGCCATCTCTGTTTGTACTCTTGTTGCTGCTTTTGCTACCTCTGTTCGGTGGTTAGTTAAGCATTATCTTTATGAACTTAAGCCAAACTCAGGCACAAGTCTTAAAGATTCAGTCATTAGACTAGAAGAAAAAGTAGAAATCTTGTATCAAATTTTAATTCAAAAGGGGAGAGATGAACAACGATGAAGTCTGTTGTCAAGAAAGCCACACCTGCCGCTATTGCTGTCCTTCGACAAGCCACAGCGATAGCGCCATTGCGTATGAAAGCATCCGATGGACTTCTGCCGTCGAACGCTCATCTGAAACAGAGTCCAGTCAGCGACCATAACACTGGTCTTGCAGTTGACTTAACGCATGACCCAAAGAATGGAATTGATTGTGTTAAAATTTTTGAACACCTTAAAGAAGATAAGCGAGTTAAGTATCTTATCTTTCAAGGCAAGATATGGTCTAAAGAAAAGGCTAAGCAAGGAAACAGACAGTACACTGGGTCTAATCCTCATAATAAGCATCTACATATTTCTATTGAGTCCGCTCTTTGTGCCGATACTTCTCCGTGGTTTTGGTGGATGAATCAACCTAAGATTATTAACCAAGTTATCTCAAAGGTAACGCCAGTACCTGCTAAGAAAGCATATACAAAACAAGTTTGTACTTGCTGCAAATTGCACAGTACAAAATCCTAATCCCCTAGGAGGAAATGATGGAACAATTCAAGCAACTCGCACTCACATGGTTTCGTGCAGCAGCAGCATCTGCTGTAGCACTATTCCTTGCAGGTGAGTCAGACCCTAAGACCTTAGCAATGGCAGCAGTGGCTGGCTTTGCTGGTCCATTACTCAAGTGGCTAGATAACTCTGCCCCAGAGTTTGGTCGCGGTTCAAAGTAGTACCTATTTAAGGGGCCTAGCAGCCCCATAGAGACAAGAAGCCCCCAGAACTGGTATTTCTACCAGCGCTGGGGGTCTTTTTGTTATTTACGCAGAGAGTTGATTATGTCCTCTACCTTAATAAG